GATCGACTGGATTGAGCATTACCTGGTCCACGGTCCGGGGGATGTGCAGGGCCAGCCGATCGAGTTGGATGACGAGTTCGCGGCGTTCATCGTCAAGGCGTATCAGGTTGATGGGCGCGGCGGGCGGAAGGTTCGGCGGGCGTTCCTGTCGCGGTCGAAGGGCCGGAACAAGTCGGGCCTCGCGGCGATGCTGGTGTGTTTCGAGGCGCTCGGCCCGTGCCGGTTTGACCACTTCGCCGCCGTCGGCGAGGTGTCGCAGTGGGGGTACGAGTACGAGCCCGGTGAGCCGGTCGGTCGGCAGTTGACGTACGCCGAGGTGTTGAACGTCGCGACCGAAGAGAGCCAGGCGGGCAACACGTACGATGGCGTGTATTTCATGCTCCATCAGGAGACGTGCTCACCGGTGTTGCTCCGCGAGTACGGGAAGATCGACGTCGGGTTGACCCGTACGAACCTGCCGAAGCGGCGAGGGTTCATTGAGCCGGTGACGTCGGCGGACGGGTCGAAGGACGGCGGGAAGTCGACGTTCATCGTCGCCGACGAAACGCACCTGTGGCTGCTGCCGAGGTTGAAGCGGCTCCACGGGATCATGACCCGGAACCTGCTGAAACGGAAGATCGCATCGGGGTGGATGCTCGAAACGTCCACCATGTACGGCGAGGGCGAGGACTCCGTCGCGGAAGGCACCCACGCCTACGCGGTCGCGGTGGCCACCGGCCGGCAGAAGGACCGGACGCTGCTGTTCGACCACCGGCAGGCCTCGAAGGACTGGGATCTGCATAAGCGTCCGGAGCGGATGAAGGCGCTGCGGGAGGCGTACGGCCCGGCCGCTGAATGGATGAACCTCGACGCGATCTGCGACTCGTGGGATGACCCGCAGGTGTCCGAAGCGGAGTTCCGCCGGTATTGGCTGAACCAGCCGGTCCCGACTGTGCCGGTCGACCCGCCGCCGGTGGATCCCGGCCGGTGGTCGGATCTCACTGATGCGACATCAACGCCGGCCGCGGTGTCCGCGTTCGCGGTCGAAGTCGCTTTGGATCGGCTGTCCGGATGCATCGGCATGGCCGGTCCCCGCACCGACGGACTCGTACACCTTGAGCTGGTCCCGGCCATCCACGACAGCGACGTCCTGCGGCTACCGGGGACCGGCTGGATCCTGCCGCGCTGCATCGAACTGAACGAGAGGTGGGCGCCGTCGGCGTTCATCATCGCCCGGGACGCGCCAGCGTTCTCCCTGGTCAAGGACTTCGAGAACGCCGGCCTCCCGGTCGAGGTCGTCAGCAGCGAAGACATCCCCGCCGCCTGCGCCTGGATCGTCGACGCCGTCGACCAGGGCATCATCCGCCACGGACCGCAGCCGGAGCTCGACGCGGCGGTCCGCGGCGCGAAGAAGAAACCCCGCGGCGACGGCGCGTTCACCCTCGGCCGCAAGACATCCGACATCGACATCATCGACCTGTATGTGATCTTGCTGGCCGCGTGGGGGCACCAAGTGTTCGGCGCGATCGAAGCGACCAGCTACGTCCTGTGAGGAGGATCTTGTGCGCCTGTCCGTGACGCTGTTCCTCCTGTCCTTCGCCGGGGCCCTGTTCGGTGGGTGGCTGATCGGACGGTGGTGCGTCGGCGCCGTCATCGTCGGGTATTCACTGGCGCTCGCCGCGATAGCCCTCCTGCGTGACGACGGGAAACACCGCACCGCGCCGGTGATCGACACCGGGTCGGAAGAGGAGCGGTTCCGTCGGCAGGTCACCGCTGACTACATGAGGCGCGTGGCGTGAGGCTCATCGACCGGCTCGCGCGCCGCTACGGCAATACGTTCTGGGAAGGGCAGGCGTCCCCGGCGTCGGTGCTGACCACGACATACGGGTCGTCGGATGCTGAGGCGATCCTCCCGCAACTCGCGGGCTACACCCGCAGTGCATACCGGGATAACGGGATCGTATTCGGTGCGATCCTGGCCCGACTATCCCTGTTCTCTGAGGCAACGTTCGCATTTCAAGATCGATCCGATGGGCATCTGTTCGGCGCGAACGAGAGCGACGGACGACGGTCCACTGCGTTGCGGAAGTTGGAGAACCCCTGGCCGAATGGCACAACGGGGGAACTGCTGGCGCGGATGATCCAAGATGCTGATCTCGCGGGGAACGCCTACGTCTGGGACGCAGGCCCGCAGTTGGTACGGCTGCGCCCAGATCAGGTCACGATCGTCTCGAAGGAAACGTCGACCGGCGACGGACGTTCCTACCGTGAGGTGATCGGCTACTGGTGGGATCCGAGCCCGACCGGTGCGGGGAAGCCGTCGGAGCAGGCGCAGTACTACGACGTCGACGAGATCGCGCACTGGTCACCGATCCCCGACCCGGAGGCCAGCTTCAAGGGCATGTCGTGGATGACTCCGATCATCCGGGAGATCACCGCCGACTCCGCGCTCACGTCATACAAACTGAAATATCTGGAGCACGCGGCGACCCCGAACCTGCTGATCAAATACAAGCAGAAGTTGCTGCCGGAGACGGTCGACGCGCTGCGGGAGCGGATGCAGGCCCGGTACGGCGGCGTCGACAACGCGTTCAAAACCCTGATCCTGGATCAGGGCGCCGACCATTCAGTGGTCGGGAACTCCCTCGAGCAGATGAACTTCACCACTGTCCAGGCTGCGGGGGAGAACCGGATCCTCATCGCGTCGGGTGTGCCGGGGATCGTCGTCGGGTCGAAGGAGGGCCTGATGGCCGCGACGTATTCGAACTATGCGCAGGCGATGCGCCGGTTCTCTGACATCACCATGCGGCCGCTGTGGCGCTCGGCGTGCGCCTGCCTGTCATCGCTGGTCGCTGTTCCGAGCAACGGGCGGTTGTGGTTCGACGTGTCCGCGATCGCCGCGCTACGGCAAGGCGAGAAGGAGCAGGCCGACACGACGTTGGTCAAGGCGGAGGCTGTGGCCCAACTGGTCCGGTTCGGGTACGAGCCGGAGTCCGTGATCCAAGCAGTCGAGTCCGGCGACTTCACTCTGCTCAAGCATTCGGGGCTCGCCCTCGATGTGACTACTGAGGTACCGAAAGCGGCCCCACCGCCGGTGAAGCTCGCGCCGCCGCCTGCGGCAGCGAACGTAGCCGGCGAATCCCTGAACGGTGCGCCTGTCCCGGTGCCCGGCGCATAGCAGGAAGAAGACGAACCTCATGGCTGATACGGAACTGATTACCCCAGCGGCGGTGTTCGGCGCGCCGATGATCACCCGCGCGTACCCGCTCGACGACATCCACGTCAAGCCCGGCGACGGCCGCACGGTCGACGCCTACGCCGCAGTGTTCAACGTCGAAGCGGAGATCCACGACTTCGAAGGCCATTACGTCGAGGTCAACGACCCGGGCGCATTCGACAAGACCATCTCCCGAGCGAAGTCGACCGGCGGGTACCGGGTCGGGGTGTTCTACAACCACGGCATGACCATCCACGGCACCCCCTCCGAGCGGGGATCGATGCCGATCGGTGTGCCATTGGAAATCACCGTCGACTCGAAGGGTTTGCGGACCGTCACCCGGTACAGCAAAACCCCGCAAGCCGACGAGCTGCTCGAGCTCATCAACTCCGGCGCGATCACCGCGCAGTCCTACACCGGCCCGATCCTCAAGTCGAACCCCGCCCTGTCCCGGTCGCAGCGCCGCCGCGGTGGGTACCTCCCCACCTCGGACGGGCAGTTGCAGACGGTGCGGCGGATGGAACTCGGCCTGATCGAATACGGTCCGACGCCTTTGCCTGCCTACGCGGATGCTGCCATCATGGGTGTCCGAGGCTGGAATCTAGGCGACTACCAGTCGCCGCTTGACCCCGACGAGGACCAGACGCCCGACGCGTCTGATGAGTCGGCACATGACGAACCGCTCAACGATCCGGCGGTCCGTCATGCCCGATTGCAGCGCCGCATCCGTGCCGCGCTGGTAGCCCGAGGAGGGCCCTCGTAATGGGTATGAAGCTCCAAGACATCGAGACGGAGCTTGTCGCGGTCCGCGCCGAGCTGAAGAACATCGAAGAGAACCCGGACAGCAACGAGGACGACGAGGGTGCTGTCGTTGACACGTTGCTGTCCCGCCACGACGAACTCGAGGGGCTCGCAAAGCCGCTACGGGAGCGGATGAAGCGTCTCGGCGCTGTCCGCTACGCCGCGCAGGACCCCACCAACGGGGAGTCGGCCGGAGACGATGAAGAGGATGACGGCGCCGACGGTGGCTCCGCGATCCGCACCGGCATCACCGTCCACTCACGCGGGCGTCGCAACCCGTACGAGAACCTCCAGGCCGTCCGGAACCGAACCGTGAACCGCGGCGAGCTCCGAGGCCGCGCGCTGGACGCGATCGAGTTGGCGTCCCGCTCCGGGGACCTGCTCCACGACTACGCGGAGAACGCCACCCGCCTCGTGCAGGACAACCCGATGATCGGCCGGCACGTGCTGCTGACCGGGTCGGACGAATACCGGGAGTCGTTCCGCGAGTACCTCGAGGACCCCGAGGGCAACGCCCAGCGTGCCGCGCTGTCCCTGACCCTCGCGAACGGCGGTTACCTGCTGCCGTTCGTGCTCGACCCGACGATCGTCCTCACCAACGCAGCCAGCGCGAACCCGTACCGGCGGATCAGCAACGTGAAGCAGACCACGTCGAACACGTGGAACGGCGTCACGTCCGCCGGTGTCACCGCAGCGTGGCTCGCTGAAGGCACGGCCGCAGCCGACAACACCCCGACCGTGGGGAACATCCAGATCACGCCGCTGAAGGCCGCTGCGTGGGTGTTCGGTTCGTTCGAAGTTCTCGCCGACACAGACTTCGGGTCCCAGTTGCCGACGCTGCTGCAGGACGCGAGGGACCGGCTCGAGGAGAACGCGTTCGCGGTCGGCACCGGCACCGCCCAACCCAAGGGCATCGTCACCGCCGCGACCACCACCGTCGCCACGGTTACGACCGGCGCCTACGTCGTCGCCGACGTATACGCCCTGCACGCGGCGCTCCCGCCGCGGTTCCGGAACTCGTCGCAGGCTGCGTTCGTCGGCAACGTCGCGCAGATCAACCGCACCCGGCAGTTGGACACTGCCGGTGGCGCGTCGTTCTGGACGAACCTCGGCAAGGACGCCCCGGAGCAGCTGCTCGGCAAGGGCATCTACGAGTCCTCGTCGATGACGAACGCGCTGACCACCACCAGCAAGATCATGGTGTTCGGTGACTTCGGCCAGTACTACATCGTCGACCGGATCGGCGTCTCCGTCATCTACGAGCCCATGATCACAGGCACCGGCGCCTCCGCGAACCTCCCGACCGGACAATCGGGCTGGTTCATGTTCTGGAGGGTCGGTGCAGATGCCGCCGTACCGGGCGCCTTCCGCACCCTCCTCACGTAAGAAGGGCACGGATGGCCGCCCGGTACGCGACGCAAAGCTTCTGGTACCACCGGACCACCGACAACCGTGCGGTGTTCGTCGGTATCGGCGCGCTGCGTGACACCGCTGATCAGGCGGTCATCCAATGCCCCGGCTTCTTCACCACGGTGAAACTGTCGGACAAGGAATTGACCGGGGTTCAGAAGAAGTGGCGCGACGACGGGAACGACACCGGGCCGTGAATATCTTCGCGGTCCCGGTGGGGGCGGACGGCTGCGGCTACTACCGCAGCTTTCTGCCCCTCACCGAGGTCGGGCGCCACGGCCACAACGTGTCTTTGCCCCCGAGGGGCATGACGTGGCTGCCCGAACCTGAGTTGCAGGCGGAAGATATTGATGTCCTCGCCGGGCAACTGATCTCCGGCCCTCGAGGCATGGCGTTGTGGGAAGGATGGGCCGGGCACGCGAAACTTATCTACGATATCGATGACGAC